TTAGTTGCAGATGTCCCGCATTTCCCCTTCCATATTCAAGCGTTCGAGCAATGCTTCCATCTGCTCGATGTTCACTTCTTCGCCGGTTTCAAGGTCGAACGTGAAACGAGACCAACCTGCATAGCCACCCATGCGATTCTTAGAATTGACCGCGAAGCAAGCGACATGTCCGCGAACGACATTGCCCCATCGCCATCGAGCGGAGGGTCCATCAACCAGAAGCAAATCGAAGTGGTCTATGATTCGCTTCTTCTCGCTCGCGGTAATCGGACGGGGCGCGATCTTATCTCGCTCAGCAATTTTCGCTTGTTGACTACAGGACAATTCACCGCGCCGAATACGAAACCGACCCGACGCCGTCTCCTCGGTGGGGCAATCTGCGGCTTGGGCAAGAAGTAGTAACGGGGCGAAGGTAATCAGCATACAAGTATCCAATTCGCATTCTTGAATTCAACCTGCAGCATTACCTTCAGCGCGCCGTGAGTCAAAAAGACTAGCGCCTTCCAGATTAAGGCCTGAAGGCTCTTGTAGAGCGCTCACCATCCTTAAAAAAGTTGGGCCAGCCCTACTGTCTCCAGTATGCTGACCCTGCACCGCGTTCTCCAAAGAACAAAAAAGAACCGTGCCTCGTCGGGGTTTACGCACTCACCGACTAACCGGGTCGTTCGGAGCCTGATCGCTGAACCGCTCCTAGGGGACCAACCTAATCTCGCGGCTCGCTCCAATCGACAAGCTGCATAGCTTTGTCGGTGTCGATTCCGTTTTCCTTCGCCAGCGCCAAAGTCTGCACCACCGCCGCAAGCGCACGTGCCCGACCGCCGGTGTCGAAGGCTTGCAGCGGACGCATGACATCTAGCTGCACATTGCCGCCCAGCTTTTCGGTCGCCTCTTGGGCGATCATCCGCGCGATGGGCTGCAACATCCATTGCGCTAAATGTCGCTGAGCCTCGCGCACCATAGGCCCTGTGGTCGCAGGATTGCTGAGACCCGGCAGAACGCCAAACACCGTTTCGATGCTGGCCTTTGCCCCCGACAGGCTTTCTTTCGTCATCGCCTTGGAGAGGTCTGGCGTCACATCATGCGGCTTGAGGTCAGTCTGAGGTGCAGGACCGCCCGCAGCGGTGACGTTCACACTCTCGCGCACCAGCACCCGGCCCCGCATTCCGCGAAAGCCTCGCGCCAGAGCGGTCATATCGGTGTCAGGCTGTTCGGGCATGGGGATGACCGCAGACCCTAGCGGCGCATCCGCGTAGATTTCAGCCAGCGCCGTTTCGAGCGTCTCAAGCAGCCCGCCGGTGAGCCGTGCCCGTCGCAATGGTGCAATGCCGGTATATGGCGCACTAACCTCGGAGCCGATGCGGAGATGCAAAACCTCATTGGCTAGCAGCGTCTCGGTGCGTCCGCCGCCGGTGTCGGGAATGCTGACCCGGTATGCCGTTGGCACTGTAAAGCGGGTGGTCAAATCCCAGTCGGAACAAGGCACCAGCCCGGTCTCACGGATGGCGAACACCGCCTCGCCTCTCAGCGCCAATGCGCGCGCCGCTAGAGCAAGGGTAAAGGGTGTAAGCAGGTCGGTGCCATCGACATCAGCTAGGCTTAGACCGCCCTCCCACAAGCTTACACAGCCCTGCACCGTGCCGGTCAATTCGGCTAGGCCATCGGTGCCAGTGATGTAGGCCGCGCGGGCCTGCATAATCTGCGCGGTGTATCCAGTGGCGCTCGCCCGTTTCTCGATAGTCTCGGCTTTTCTCGTAAATGGCCACATGGTTAGGCCCTCCGGTATGGGCGCAGCAGGTCCGCAGCGCCGCTGTAGATAAGCGCTTTGGCGACCCATGCCGCGTTGCGCTGATAACTTTCCTCGATGGCCCCGCCCATATTGACGGAATAGCTGGAGGCACCCGCGCGGTCGGTGTCGTCGCTGAGATACTCTGCCAGCCGCTTGAAGGCCTCCAAGATGATCTCAGGCACCTCACCGCCTCCGACATCAGCCACAATGCGATAAGGGCCAGCGTCGGGCAGACAGTAGCCGTAAGGTCCCGCATCGAGCGTCACCGTCTCCCATGCCTCGCCAGACCAGCGAGCAGCGCTCGAAAGGGTCGCTGGCGTAAGCGGCATTTCCCAATGCCCTTGGCCCTCGACCAGCCAAGTCACCTCGCGATCGGTAAAGCGTGGTTTGGTATAGGCCTCGATGCGTTGCCAGATTGGCGCAGGATCGAGCGCCGCCGCCGCTGCGCTAAGGCCAGCGGGTGCAGCCGGGTATTCGACCGGCAGGGTTTCGGTCTCTTTTAGGGTCTCGGCCATCATGCGGGCCTCCATCTTTTGAGTGTGCGGTGCAGGCCATCGTCGGGCCGCTCAACATGCGGACCGCCCTCAGGCGTCCAGTTGCGGGCCTCGATTTGCGCAGATGGGTAGGCTCCGCGCGTAACCGCTGAGACCTCCACCAATTCCGCCGCTGTAATGCTGCGATGAACCACACCGTTTTCGCGGGTTACGATTTCGCCGCCTTTGATGACCCGAAAGCCGGGAGAAAGGCCGCGAATTAGACCCGCGCCATGTGCAGCGAGGAAGTCCCGCGCCCATGACGTATGCGCTGCCACCGTCGCCTCGAATGTAAGCGCGTCGGTTTCCTCGCGGACCTCCAGCGTTCCGGCTGTTCGACTGGCCAGAGGCTTTTCGAAGTCATGCCCACTAAGAAAGTGCAGATCATCGTCGGAGTTTACGCGGGAGGCAAAAGCCCCCCGCGCGATGGTTTCGAAGTAACCGGGCGCAAGCTGCGTCCGGCTATCGTAAGGGAAGCGGCCCGCCACGCGAACCGCATCGCCCTCTTGGCGAACCTCAAGCCCGCCGAGCGAACCGCCCCAGAGCATCAGGCCGCTGCCGCCAGCTTGCGAAGCTGAGTTGCGCGCGGAACCTTGAGGTCCACCGTCAGCAACCCGGTAAGGCGAAGGCCGCCTGACTGCGCATCGCTGTAGGGGTCGCGGATCAGGTCCACACCGCCCCACATGCCGAGATAGGCCGGGGAGAGACCGCCCGCCGTAACCGCGAGCAATGCGGTATCGGCAGTAAGCTGCGTCGAAAGGATGGGATTGCCCATGCCAGCGGTCAGCCGCGTCCATTCGGTCTGGCCGCTGCCAGCGTCATAGATGGCGTCATCGAGGTCCGCCCACATCTCCGGCGTAATCGCCATGCGCACCGCCGATGGATCGGAGATAGCGTTGGCAGTCATAAAGGCGATGATCTCAGAGCGAACAGCAGGCCATGTGGCTGCCCATTCACCGGTGCCGCTGGCCAGTTCGACAAGCCCGGTCGGCTCGCCATCAGAACCGTCACCGACTAGGATAGCCCGGTCGAGTTCCGCGCCGATAGCGGCAGACATATCGCGCCGGATCGCTTGTTCCAGTCCCGGCCCGGTCTGCTTCACCGCCTTCCGGGTGATACGCATATGCGCACCCAGCGTATGATCGGGCGAAAGCATCGTCTCGCTTGTCTGGAATGCGGTTGCATTGGGCACATTGCCGCCCTCGGTCGCGGCCCATCCGGCCACCGCGCCTTGCGTTGCAACAGGATATTCGACCGTCCCAAACGGGATCGAGACCGAATTCACACCAAGCCGCGATGCGACTGACGCGGGGAACAGGCGGTCAAAAATGCCGCGCGTAGTCTTCGGCTCGACAACACCGCCGGAAACGGTGTCGCGGGTCTCCAAGGCCTCAAGCGGCATGGGAATACCCTGATACTGTCCAGCGCTGCGCATCTCCTGCACAACCTCAAGGGTCTGGCCCGTGAGTTGCTGGCCATGGTCGAGCGCAGCGACAACCTGGCGAACCTCAAAGCCCGACATGATAGCCGCCCATTCGGTTTCCGACCGGGTTTCGAGTTCTTCTCCGGCTTCCCGGCGTTCCTCGTCTTCTGCGATCAGTGCTGCGCGATAGCGGGTTTCGTTCGTTCGATATTCCTTATCGAGTTCACCCATCGCGCGGGTTTCATCCTCGGTCGGATTATCGTTGCCAGCTAGGGTCGCCAATTCCTGACGAATTTCCGACTGACGGCGAGTAATTTCCATCGACTTTAACATTTACGTTCACCTTTTGTTCGGTGGTTGGCCTCATTTCTGAGGAATTCGCGCCATTCGTGGCGCTTTGGATTGAGGGGTGCGAGACCCATCTCAATTCGGGTTTTGTGCGAGTGACATGGCCCGCACCGGATCGCTAAATTTGACAGGACGTAAGCAAGCTCAGGATGCGTTCGGACCGGCTTGATGTGGTCGCATTCGAGCCGCGTATGGCGTCCGCAATCGACACAGGCCCATCCGTCGCGTTCAAGCGCCTGCATTCGCAGCGCCTTCCAGCGCGGGCCGCGCGTGATGTGACGCGAATACCGCCTGTGTTGTTTCTGTTCAGGCTGCATTGCGCACCTGCAATTCGTAGAAGATTTCTTCGCCCGCCGGGGCCAATAGCGAGACCCTAGCAATGCTGAATTCTTCGCCGCCGATAAGCAGCCGGTCCGCGATCTCAGGCTCGATAGTGAGCCCATCAGCAGACAAGAAAACTCGCCTATCTCCGACATTGATCAGACCAGCGGCGATGTATTGGATCTCCACAGCATAGGTCGCTGAGAGGATCGTCACCGGATACTCGGTATCGACACCGGGGATCTCCTCGCCATACGCATTCTGCGTCGGCGGCCCCGCCCTCAATAGCGTTGCAGCTTGCCCGTATTTCACGATTAAGCGCGATGCAGTTTCCTTCATCCCCATGCGATGCGTCCTTTCGATAATGACGGGGCGCGCTTCATGCGCTGGCCCTGAGCGACCGCCACGACAGTCGCGGCAACCGGGTCCACGCGGCCGGTCGAGCGACCCGCAGCCAGTTTGTGATTGCCAGCCGGATCGACCAGCGTGATTGCGTCGGCAAAAGCTGAGCGCAGCAGCAGCGAAGGCACGGTCTGCACCTCGCCCTCGAATACGGCGCGCCGGGTGCGCTCAATGTCCTCTGAGCCGTCCTTCCAGCCGAAACCGCGCCAGATGAAAGGCACCCGGTCTAGGGCCGCCTCGCGCAATGCTTCCACGAATTCAGCATGGCGGAATCTGTCACCGCAGATTGCAGCCGGTGCCTGCCCGTTTAGGCGTTCAACCACACTTGCGAGGAAGCGACCAACCGGCACCGTCGTCTCGCCCATAGTCACAAGTTCGCCGCGTTCGGCCATCTCGACATAACGGTGCGCTACCCCATCGGCTTGCCCTCGGTCGGCAAGGCCCGGTTTGCAGGGAAAGGCTCCCACGCATTCTAGGCGTCCTGTCTCAGGCCAATAAAGCGCCGCTGCGCTCATCGACCGCGAACCGCCAAGGTCCACGCCCATGACCACCGGCCCCTTGCGCAAGGGAAGATCATCGGGCGAAACCTCGCAGCCCAGCCATTCATCGACCGTGAGCAGCACTGAGCGGTCATCCGATGCGACCCGTTCATTTCGATTAAGATTGCGGAAGCTGGAGAGTGCCGAGCCGCCGCGCGCTATCGCGCGCCGTGCCTGTGCGACCAGCCATTCGGGCGATGGGCCAATGCCCTCTTTCGCGCCGGGATTGGCCACCAGTAGGCTTTCGAGGTCATCAGGAGGCAAGCCGGGGGTAGGCCGGTGTTCCTGCACATAGCAGCCGGGGGGAGGCTCATCGAGCCACCGGGAGAATGTGTTGGCGTCATCCGGTGCCGATGTGGAGATAATCAAAGCGCGGCCATCGCGCTTGCCCAGACCGGATAGAATGGCGTTCTCTAGCGCATCGCCCTTTTCGCGCTCCCATGCCGCCCGTTCATCAAGGATTGCCAGCGTTGGTGCCCCGCCGAGAATGCTTTTGCCATCCGCCGCGATCACCCGCGCCAAACCGCCGCCGTTCTCATCGGTCTCGACCTCCAACCGGGAGCCGCGCCGGATGCTGAATTGCGCGCGCTGTTCTTCAGGCAATCCATCAATAAAGCCCACCAAGAATGCGAAGGCAGTCTTGGCCTGATCGCGGTTGCGGGCTGCAAAAATGATCTCGCGTTTCGGTTGCGGTGCGATTTCGCCCATCAAGTGACCAAGCGCAATTCCGGCACTGAGTGCTGTCTTCGCGTTACCCCTGCCAATGCTCAGGCAAGCGGCCTCGATGCCCTTGGCGAAGGCACCGCGCACAAAGTCTTTCTGATAGGTGGCCAGCTTTAGCGGTTTGCCCGCCAGCCTGCCCTCAGGCACCACCAGCGTCGGCAGGAATTTAAGCGCCGCAGTGGCCTCTTTCGATGCGCGCGTCATCAGCAGTCTCCCCCAGAATTTCGGGAGAGAGAAAGGAAGAGTTGGGCGGCGGTCCCACGTCCCCACAAAACCGGGGGCATTGGGACCACATCGGCCAGCGTCACACCCGTCACAGCCTTTAGGCTGCTGTGACGTTTGTAACGGTAAGCTGGCGCGTCACTGTGCGGGACATGTGACGGTATGTGACGATTGTGACGATTGTGACGGTGCAGCTTAGTCATCGTTCTGCACCTTCCAAAAGTAATCGTTGAACCCGCGCACCTTGTCCAATTCGATGAGCCTATCCTTTGCCCGCTTGAATGCTGTGCGGGCCGCGCTCTCGCTTGAGCCAGTAGTCAGTTCATGCGCTGCGCAGGCCTCTCGCCAATAGTCGATAGAGACCACCGCCACGCCCTTGGGATAGCGGTCGCCCATGTCAGTGCGCCCATGCTCTGCCAGCGCATTGGTAAGGGCGGTCATGGCCACCTGATCTTTGCCTTTGAGTGCTCTGCGGACCGGCACCGGCTTGTCGGCGGGATCGACCACTGCACTCGTCACCGGGTCGCCATCCTCATCGGTGCCCAGCGTCACTGAGCGCAGCACATAGTGCAGGTCCGATGGCATGATGAGGTCGCGCTGTTTCTTGCACTTGATGGTCTGGTTAGAGACCATGATTTCAGTATCCATCGCGGCGCGCTGAGCCGATGACCCGCGAGCGCCTTTGTCCTCATCCTTGCCAGTGTGGTGGATCAGCATGACATGCGCGCCGGTCGCCTCGCGGATCAGGTCGCAATTCTTGACCAGTTGCGCGGTATCCTTGGCAGTGTTCTCGTCGCCTTCGCCCATCGAGCGGGCCAGCGTATCGACCACCACCAGCGCAGGAGAATAATCGGTCAGGATGGCTGCTAGGGCCTTGGCGTCGATGTCGCCGTGCAGATCCACACCGACCGGCAACAGGATGAAGGGCGCGCCAGCCATGCGCGGCTTTTCGCGCTTAAAGGCTGCAAGCCTATTCAGGACGCCTGAGCCGCCCTCCGCCGCGATATAAAGAACCGGACCCGCACTAACCTTGCATTCGCGCCACGGCTCGCCAGCGGCGATGTGCATGGCCATGTCGAGCGCCACAAAGGTCTTGCCCGCGTTCGAAGGACCGTAGAGCATCGAAAGGCCATTGGCGGTTAGCCAGCCCTTGATGAGGTAGTTGCAGGACAGGACCGGCTCGATAGCGTCTAGGCGCACCAGCCGCGTCTTAAGTTCCGCGAACCGGTCTGGTCGGGTTTTGTCCCCGCCATCGCTCGCTTTGCCTACGCCGCTGAAGGTTTCCCAAGCGTCGAAACCAACGCGCTCAGCTTCGCCTCTAATGTCATCAGGCAGACCGTCGGTGATTGTGTCGTAACCATAGGTCATGGGATCGCCTCCCACTCCAGTTCGAGCAGGTCAGCGATAAGCGCGCATTGCACTAGGCAACGGCAGTAGCGCACCACCACCTCAAGCGTTTGGATCGGCTCATCGCGGAACACAAAATAGCTGGCGACATCTCGCGCCATGATCGCATGATTCATCGAGACCAGCTCGCGGCGCGAAGTGATCAGGCTGACGGCATAATCACGCGCTTTTAGAAGCGCCTCACGCGCCTCCATTTCTGGCCCATCGGCACAGGCAGGCACAAACGTGCGCACATGAAAACTGAGGTCGCCCATCAGATTTCGTTCTCCGGCTCGCGGCCATCGTGCTCTTGGTCGGGGTCATCGTCCTCGCGCGGGTCATCATCCTCGCGGGGATCGTCATCCTCCAAGTCACAGTCGCCGTCGAATTCGTCGCACCGCTCAATCATATATTCGGCTGCAACCGCCGCCTTGTTGGCGGTCTCGACCATGGCTTCGGTCAGTCTGCGCCAATGCTCTATGGGCACCAGAACGCCGCTCATCGTGAGTATGATCTCAGACATGGCGCACCCCCAAACCGTGCGCCCAGAGCAGAAGTTGCAGCCGCGCTTTTTGCGCTTCATTCGCCCGAATGATCGGTCGAGAATTATGGGGGGGCGGGTTTCTCATGGTCAGGCCACCTCGCGTTCAGCGATGCGGGCCTCGACCCATGTGGCGACCTCATCGCGGCAGAACGCGATGCGCTTCTCGCCCAGCGACACCGCCATGGGAAAGCGGCCCTCTGAGCGCAGTCGATTAATCATCGTGCGGCTGAGCGACGTTAATTCGCAGGCCTGATTTAGACTAATCAGGATTGGAAAATCAGACATGAGACCACTCCATTTTCTTCGGCGTGGTCAGCCATATAAGGCATTTCTGTCTTCTAAACTGGTGTCAAAAAGTGTCCCAAGGCGGCTTTCCTAGCTCACCTATGAAATCGGATTGTATTTTCGAATTCGATTTGGTTCGGAATACTACGCGCCCATTTCTCTGACCACTCTACGGCTTCATCTACCCACGTCGGCTCAATCATCGCACCTGCCAAACCAAACCCAAAAAGGTCACGCTCCTGAAGCCAGCGGCCCAAAGCGTTGCCGGCGCTAAGGCAAAGATGAAGCACAGGCTTTCGCTTGATCCAGACATCTCGCAACTCATTGCTTTTGTCGGTTTGCCGATGTTCGGCCCTGTTGTGAGATAGTCTTGTCACCGATTGCTTGTAGCTTTCGAACCAAGGATGCGGACAATTTCGAAGGATAGTCACGTTAAACCATTGACCAGCTTCTAGCGCGATTAAGCAGTCAGCCTGAAGTTTGATAAATTGCGTTTCAATTCGGTTGGGTTTCATCAGATCGAAAGGCAAAGGCGGAATAGGGCGTCCAAGTTTTTTTTGGTTGGCATGATACCAGTGGTTCAAAACCTTGACGCCGCTTTCGGGTCGGTTCGGTCTGGCGATCCAAGACAGAATTTGCGCCGCCGCTACTACGTCATCTTGATCGAGATGTATGGATCGACGTTCAGCCAAGATAGGCCTCCCAAGCCTGCATCAGTTCGCGCCGTTTATCGAGTGCGCTTCCGCGTCGATAAGCTGCTTCTGTCTTGTCGCTGAGGGTATGCGCCAAGGCTGCCTCTGCAACATCACGCGGAAACTCGGTCTTGTCGCCGCACCAGTCGCGGAACGTGCTGCGCAGACCGTGCAGTGTCACCGTCTTATCGGCGCTTGCCCGCCTTAACGCCTTGGTCATCGCGGTGTCTGAAATCGGTCGGTCATCGACCGCCCCGCCGAATAGAAGCTGGCCTGTTGCCCTCTGACGCATCGCCTCGACTATCTGCAGCGCCCGGTCGGAAAGCGGGACCACATGCTCCCTGTTCGCCTTCATGCGCTCCGCTGGCAGTGTCCATGTCTTGGCTGCCATGTCGATTTCATCGAACGTCGCGAACCTCGCCTCGCCACAGCGCGCAGCCGTAAGCATCACGAATTCGACCGCCCTTGCAGCCACGCCAGATGCTTCGCGCAATTTCGCCGCAGCCTTGGGCGCATCGGCATAAGCGAGTGCTGCATGGTGCGACTGACCTTTCTTGCGCCGCGGCGGCATTACCTTGTCGAGAAGGCCCTTCCATTGCGCCGGGTTATGGTCCTTCCGCCAGCCATGCGCGATGCCGTAGTCGATGACCGATTGAATTCGCCCTCTGAGCCGGTCGGCTGTCACCGGACGCTCATCCCAATGGGGTAGCAAGCAAGCTTTGACATCACCGATAGCAATGTCAGCGACAGGCATATCGTGCAGCGGCTCTGCGTAGTCTTTCAGCGTCATGTGCCATTGCGCACGGTGTTTATCGTTCGACCAGCCGCCCTCTTTCGATTCGAGCAGTTCATCCATGCAATGACGAAACGTGATGACGCGGGCCGGTTTATGATCGCCCTTAGGATCAATGCCGCGCGCCAGCTTGTCGCGGATTTCGTCTGCCTTATCCCGCGCTAGGGCCAGCGAGACCGGTGCGGTGCCTCGGCCATATCCCCCCAAGCCCAATTCGGTGCGCTGCCCAGACCGCTTGTAGATGAAAAGCCATTGGCGCGATCCGCCTTTGCGGACCCGGAGGAACAGCCCATCGCCATCGCTGTAGATGCCAGGCTTTTCGAGCCGCTTGATCTCGGTCTCAGATAGCTTGTGCCGAGCCAA